ATAGTCCAAACACAACTTCACAAACAAATTACAGAACAGTATTTGCTTCTTCGGCAAATAGTTCTAATGTTTCTGTAAATACTAATTCTTCTGATAGTACGATAACATTAATGGAGATTTTAGCATGATTATTAAAGTAATTGACGCAATATTAAGTTTAAATGCTAATGCAAAAGTAGTTGTAAGAAACAATATTGATATAGATAATTGTGAAATAGAGTGGTTAGATGAAACATCAGAAATATCTAAAGCAGATATAAAAGCAGAACAAACAAGATTACAGGATATTGAAGATGGTAAATAATCCTTGTTGCGAAGATGGAAAGTGTACTTGTGGTAAATGAATATAGAACTGTCGTTAAAAAACATACTTATAGTAGTGGGTGTAGTTAGTGCTTTTTCTGGCAATATCTTCGTTCTCGGAAAAGTATTCTCTGACTTTGAATTACTCAAAACCGAAATACAAACTATTAAATCTGATCAAAATGTTTTGGAACTTCAACAAGAAATCTTAGAAAACAGTTATAAAATTAAATCATTAAGATTACAAGTTGATGACTTTGGAGAAGGAAGTTAATGTTTAAAATATATGCAATGATATGTTTTCTTAGTATAGGACCAACAGATCAAACTTTATGTTTTAAATCTGAAGTACCATTACAATATAAAAATTTAAAAAATTGTTCTTTAGATAAAAAAAGAATTATTGATTATATGCATGAAGATTTAGTAGATAGAGAAGTTACTGTTATATTTAAATGTAGTAGTGAAGGGTCTGATGTCTAATTGGGAGCAGCAATATATACAAATAACTAAAACTCTTGATGAAATTAAATGTGATGTTCGTGCTAATAAAGAAGAAGTTTCTTTGTTAAAACAAGAAATGGCTACCGGTAAAGGAGCTTTAAGAGCTGTTGCCTGGATAGGTTCAGTATTAATTATTATATTTACAACATTGAAGTTATTAAGATATTAATAACACATGAAATTTAAAGGGCATAAAGTCCTTGTTATAGGCGATACGCATGACAGTCCACATATCTCTCAAAAGAGATTTGATTGTATTGGTAAACATATAAGAAAAATTAAACCTGATTACATTGTTCATATAGGAGATTTTTCTAGTTTTGATTCTCTTAGTTTTTTTCAAAAAAATAATTCACAACAAGGTAAATTAAAAGATGACTTTATGGTTGATGTTGAATCAATGCGTAAAGCATTTAAAATATTAGATAAGTATGTCAAAGATATTCCTAGACATATTTGTATTGGAAACCATGAGCTGCGTGTTCATCGTTTTGAAGAAAACATTCCTGAAATAAAAGGGATGATGAAAGAAACTCTCTATAATACTTATGATGAATTTGGTTGGACACATACAGAGTATGGAGAATTTAAGAATATAGCTGGTGTTTCTTTTGTTCATTGTCCATTAAATATAATGGGTAAAGAATATGGGGGTAAAAATGCTGAAGTACAAATAGGTAATGATTCCTTACATGACCTAGTATTTGGGCATACACATAAGGCTAGAGATTGGAAAGCTGTTAAAATAGGCTACGACAAATGGGTTAGAATAGTAAATGTCGGTTGCTCCTTGCCATCAGGTCATATAGAAGAATATGCTAAATTAAACATGAATGGCTGGTCTTGGTGTGTTACTGAATTAGGCATTTGGGATAATCATATTCAAGAAACTAATTTTGTTTCTATGGATAGATTGGAAAGGGAATATGGATAAAGTAAAAAATATTTGGAATAATTTATTTATATGGAAACTAACTAAAAGTGGTAAGATAGTTGCTGCTGTATTAGGTGTTATTGTATTAATGATTCTTTGGGGTTATTTATAAATGTTACAAGCTATTACTGCTATTGGTCCAATCGCTAAAATGATTGGTGGCATAGTTGATAAAGCTGTTCCTGATAAAGACTTAAAAGAAAAATTAAAACATGAACTTAATACACAATTAATTAATGGAGATCATGAAGAACTTATTGCTAAGTCTAAAATCATTGAAGCAGAAGCTAGTTCTAAGCATTGGCTTACTGCTACTTGGCGTCCAGCTCTTATGTGGATTTGTATTATTGTTATTTTTAACAATTATATACTTGCTCCTTTCATTAATATTTTATTCGGTACGAGCTTAGAGCTGTCAATACCTGAACCTATGTGGAATTTGCTGACTATTGGCATCGGAGGGTATATTGCTGGCAGAAGTGGAGAAAAAATAGCTCAAAATTGGACACAGAAGGGCTAATTAGAGCTTTCTGGTACAATCATACCAAAGATATATAAAGGGGAATACAAGCTATTAAATAAGCCTAATTCCCCTATATGTTAAAAATTATACATAAAATTTTTTATTATAACATTTAATACAGTGATATACTCCTTCATCTGAATAATATCCATAATTTGATGGAAAATGATTAATCATTACATCTTCGATATATTTTCTTTCACAATGATCACAAATATAAAATAATTTTTTAGAACGGAATATCTTCGGTTGTTTCTGTATTGGAAGTTTTACTACTTTCCCCACTTGGTTTTCCTCCTACTAATTTTAATTGACCTTTGAATTGAGGTAATATGATTTCAGTTGTATATCGTGTTTCTCCATCTTTATCATATTTTCTAGTTTCTAATTGTCCTTCGATATAAACAAGAGTACCTTTCTTACAATATTTTTCTATTGTATCTGCAAGTCTTGAATCCCAACATACTATATTATGCCATTGTGATTTTTCTTGCATTTCTCCTGACTTGTCTTTGTATCTTTCGCTAGTTGCAATAGACATTTTAGCAAACTTAGATTCTTTAGTTGATATTTTAACTTCAGGGTCTGAACCTAATCTACCTAATAATATTACTTTGTTAATCATTTAATTCTCCTCTGCTTTCATTATTGTTAAAACTCTTACAGTTTTATCTGGGTTTGTTTTATCAGGACTATGATATTTCATATCATTATCATAATAATCTATTTTCCAATTAAATGTTTCTTTTTTAAAATTAAAACTACCAAAATCTTTTTCACCCCAAGGGTTATTATTTTTATTAAAGTTTCCAAAATATTTAACAGAAAAAAATATTTTTTCTTTATCTATTAAATTTAAACCAGCAATGCCAGGTGTTAATACTATTTTGTTTTTTAAATTATGTTTTTTAAGCATATTGCCTGTAAACATATCTTTGCGTAATTGATCATTTAAATCAGCTACTTTTTTAGTATATTCTATATTATCACTATTCATCTGTAGTACCTCCTATTGATTTTTTTTCATGATCATCTTCATGTTCTAATTTAATAACTCTTGAAGATAACTTTTGAATTTCTTTTATTAAAATATTAATTTTTTCATTTAATTCTACATTAGTTTTACCATGTTCAATTACTGTATCAGCAATTTTTTTAGTAAAAGCATAATGCACATCATTAATACCATTTTGTAATTTATTACTTTTATCTTGTAATTCATTACTTTTATTTTGTAATTTTGCCATTTTTAATAAACTCATGCAGCTCTCCTTTTTAATTTAACTTTATTTGGTTTAGTAATGATATGACTATTCATTGATATTCGTAAATTAATTTTATCATTTACATCACTAAGTATTTTACTACTTGCTTCTTCAATTCTTTTATTTACTATTTCAACTAATTTATTAATAGGTAAATGTTTATAAATTTGATCATCTATCAATTCTAATAATTGACTATGAGACATTTCAGTTATTTTTTTATTTGATAATAATTTTTTCTTCGCCATTATTCCTCCTTTATTGTGAGTAGGGTTAGAAGAACTAGCCGATAGCTACCCCTACTCACTTCCCTAGCTATCAGCGACTATGAAACCTTCTTTACTTTGCTCTTATCTACATTAGAATATTTTTCTTCTAACTTTTCGACATATTTATTATTGTCATACAATCCCATAAATATATCTGAACAAAGTCCTAGATGGCTAAATGCTTTAGTTAATGCGTCAGTCATACATTTTTTTGGTGCTTCATCATCATATGTACCATTCTTTTTGAACAGTTTTAATGTTGATGATACTGCTCCATAGTAATCCCAACCATTAGCTAATTTTTTATGTGCTACTTTTACTTCAGCAATTACAACTGGTTCTTTTAATTCAAGATATTTGTAATCTACTGTGTAATTCCATCCTTCTCCTACTGGTCCAAATGTTTCAGTCATTTTCATAATCTGCCATTGTGGGTCAATAGTAGTTAGATCGCCAAATCCTTTATTAATTTTTTTAGTAAATCTTGGGTCTGTTTCTTTTAAAGCATCCCAATACTTTCTATTATTATTTATTTCTTCTGTCATTATACCTCCATACTTTTGTATTGTTGTTAAATTTATTTATTCTTCTATCTCCTGAATCAACTATATAATTCATATGTTTTAATTCAGTAAATCTTGGTCTTATTGAAGTAATATCTTCACTCATAATTTCTGCTATTTCTTCGCAAGTACCTCCGTAGTTATTTTTCCTTTCTAATATTTGTAATATTTCTGTTCGCAATTTAGCAGCTCTAGTATTTATTTTACCAGCTGCTTCTTTGCTAGTGGATTGTTCCTTGTAACCTGGTGTCAAAGGATATTTCTTTTCCGAATAATTTAATGATGTCGTCTTGGTCATGACAATTCTCCATTAAGGTTATATCAACATATTCTGGTGGTTCTATTTCATTTTCAACCATAAACCAAAATAGTTGACATGCTTTATATAAATTATTTATATATTTTTCATCTCTATCTACTTTGAAAACATGATGTTTACTGTTGCCATAGATAACAGATAGCATAGCTGTTTTAAATCCAGTAACTAACATATAATGTTGTAACTGAGCATAGTATCTTTCTATTAATGTATCATCTTTAGAAAAAATATTTGTATGTTTTGCTTCCCATACTTTACCATTAGTAACTCCATCTAAACTACCATAAATATATGGATGGTTAGGATGGTGCCAAGTCTTGCCTATATCAACAACCCTTTGTTTAGTAGACTTCTGATACCATTGTCTATTAAATTTTTCTGTAAAGATTCCAAGTTGAACTGCAAGATTATTTGATAAATCTTCTCGTTTTGTAACTCCAGTTTTTTCAAGCCAAAGGTCTTTCCAGTTTCCCTTGACAAGATTACTTGCGTCAGTTCCTCCAATACCTGTTGGTCTTTTGAACTCAATTTTTTTTCCCATCTAGTCATCACTCCTTTCATTAATTTGCTGTCGTCTATGTACATCTCGTTTATGTCTGTCCATAATCCCTTTTTGCTTCCCATATTTATACCTCCTCATTATATAATCAGCGATTGGTTTAGCATCTATATTATCTGCTGTTTTGTTTGATGTATATTTATCTATAAAATACATATACATTTCTGGTTTTAAATATCGTATTCCTAATCGTATTATAAATTGTTTTTTATTTCTACGTATCGTTAGAGGATCGGATATTATCTTCTTCGATAAATTGTATTTTGTCCTTAATATCTGCCATAGCGTCAATCCCATAATCTTTCTCCAATATGTCTGAAATGTACCAAATTGCTTTTAGTAAATCTATTTCTTTATTTTTCTTTTTATGTCGTATTATATATTTGATAGCATTTCCTGATGGAAAATCTAATTTTAATTGTCTTATAATTTCTGATAATTGTATATCATTATCATAATAGCCTGGACTTACTCTACTCATTACTTTCCTCCACTTTTATATTATTAAGTATTTCTACATCAGAAATAGCTTCTTGTATTTTAGTTACAATATCTACTGTTTTAAACATTTTATTGTCAGTATTTCCCCATTGATTCCAAAATCCTTGTTCTGTATCACAACTAAATTTTACTTTAGAATGAATATTATCATTTAATTCTATAGTTCCTGATACATATATTCTAGGTTTGTTTTTCATTCATATCCTCCTTAATTATGAATTGTGATAAAATTATGTTTTATTTTTTTTATTTTCTTTTATTATTATTGAACATTGTAAGGCATCTGCCCAACAACAAAACAAAAATCCTGATGGTTTTCTAATTCCTACTTCCCATTTGGAAACTAAACCTTTAGCACAACCAATTACATCATCTATAGCTGATTGTGATAGATTTAGTTTTTTTCTTTGTTCAACGAATTGAGGTATTACTTGTTGATAAAATATACCTAATTCTTTTTCTTTATCCATACTATTTCATAAACCGAAACAAATGAATTTGTCAAACCATTGATTATTTTTTTTAATATGTTATGAATATTTAGCTAGATCAGTGTTCCTCCAAAATTTACTGGTCTAGCATATTATCAATATTTTTATTTACTTTGTTAGTAAATTGTTTGGTTTTATGTATTTCTTCTAATGTTAATAATCGTTGATTCATTCCATCCATAGCTTGAGTTAATTTAACTATAGTATCAGTTAAACTTTTTAACAAAACTATAAATGGATTTTTTTCATCTAATTTTTCTGTCATTTTTATCCTCTCTTATTTCACTTAGTATTTGATGTGCAGAAGGTGTTAATTCATCTTCTATTTTATTAGCTCTTTCTTGATTATCCCACACATCTACTTGTGCAAGTCCATGTGTTTTAATAAACTCATCTCTTGTCATATCAGCTGCATCTTCTGTTAATTGTAGTACCCATGCTCCAGTTTTACTCATAATACCTCCTTAATTACTAGGATTATTCCTACTAATATTAATACAATAATAGTTAAATATGTCATGATTTTGATTTATCAGGCATAATTATTGCTTCTTCGCCTTCCCATTTTACAGTTTCTTCTTCTGTATCTAGATCAAATTTGTTACCTATACTATCGTTCATAGTACCAAATATTTCTCCAGTTGCATCATCATAAATGTTGCCTTTATCATCTACTGTAAATACTTTTTTCTTATGATTGCTTTGCCAATTATTTTTGCTTAACTTTTTTTCTAAGATATTCATGTCATAAATATCATTTATTACATCAGCAAATTGTTGTGATAAAAGAAGTCTATAAAACCATACACCTCTTTTTTTTGCAAATCTATACGCAGAGCTTTTAAATATAAAACTACTTGCATATGCAGTACCTCTAAATGCTTTAGTTATCATGATTCATTCTCCAATCTTTCTTTAGTTAATTTTTCAGCTTGAGCTGGTGTATATCCTTCATCTAAATATTCCTGATAATATTTTTCAGATAGAATATCATGTCCTTGATGGCTCATTGTTTTCCTCCTTTTCATGTTCGGTCATTATTGTTTCGTATTTTTTTAATTAATTTATTTATTTTTGTATCAGTATCTTCTACTGTATCATCTAAAGATACTACTACTGGTTTTAGTTCTTTTAATTCATCTATGAATGTTAAATAATCAATCATTAATCCTCCATTTGATTTATTATACTTAATACTTTTACTTCCCATTCAGTATCTCTACTGTATCTTGGCATAGTATATACTAGTTTTATATAGGATATTTCATCACTAATCCATTGATTTATAAGTTCTTTTTGAAATCTCTTATATAATCTTGATTGCGACATAATGTCCATAAAATCATTAACACTTTCACAAGTATTATAATATTTCTTTATCTTTAGATTATGGTTATTTAATGGCACAATGTAGTTATCAGGGTCATTTGATAATGTTTGCATACCAAAGTAATTATTCCCCTCCCTAGCAAATCTGCTAGTCCCCCATCCACTTTCAAGAGCTGCGATAGCAGTTACAAGCTTGATCGGTATTCTAAGAGATGGTTCGGTATAGTTTGTATTATAGGCGATTGCACATTCTGTTATATCTTGAACAAAATAATCTCTGTGATCATTAAAATATACAGTAAATGTACTACATAATATTAGTATTGTTGCACAAATATGAGTCATTGTTTACCTCCTATGAGTATAAAAAAAACCCCCTAGTTTCCTAGAGGGTTATAATTGTTATGCTCCAGCTGGTGTTAAGCTGAAGTTATTAGATACTTTTTTCTTCCAAATCTTTACTTTACCCTGATGTCCAGCTAATGCTTTTCTATCAGCAAGTACAGATTGTGGAACAAATTCTTCTTCGAATGTATCTTTGTAATACTTTGTATTAGCATTATAAGATGTTTCTACTAAGTTCTTACTGAACTCAAATCCATTCTTAAGTCTAAGTGCATTTTCATATCGTGATTGCGATACTTCCATTAAATGAGCTTTATGTATATTAGAGCCATTTTCATCACTCAGTCTATCCAGTGCATTTTTTGCACTGTTTAGTTTTACTTCTAATGTTTGTAATCCTCTGTAATCTGAATTACATCTCTTAGATACTTCATACTTAGCATTATAATTTAATACTCTATTATCCATATCCCATCCTTCAAACTTAGCTGTTAATTCAGCTAAAGTTCTATCATAATGATTATTGATAATCTCTTGAAAATTATCCATATCTTCTTTTTGTGGATAAGTTAAATTTAGTTCTTCTGACATAAATTCTCCTTTTGTCATGAATTAGTCACTTGATACTTACTATCTTGTGATACTCCCGTTCTACCACATCTTGTCAAGAGTTAGTGGCTTTGCCACTTATCAACGAAGTTGACCGAAATGGAGCGAACCAGTGCGAAGCACAGCGCAATGTAGGCTCTCTGACCATGTGATATAATGGGAGTGTTACGAGATAGTCTGTCCTCCGATACACAACGATTAGTGGTATCCTTCCTCTTGAATACTATATACAGTGATGTGCTGAAGTGTCCTGACGATTGTTCTTGACACTAATTTATCAATGATTACAATTATCCATCGGAGCCGAATAGAATAAAGGATTGATATGACAGACACTGATTTAACCGAGAAACAAAGAGCCTTAGTTGATACTATCGTAACAACAGGATGTAGCATTGTTGAAGCTGCAGTTAAGGCTGGATATAATACAAAAGTAAGCAGAGAGAGTGCGAGGGTAACAGCTAGTAGGACACTACGCATCCCAAAGGTACAAGACTATATGAAACGACAGATAGCTAATACCATTGGATTAGGTGCAGTAACAGCTAGTCGTAAGTTAGTGGAACTATCTGATAATGCACGAAGCGAGTATGTCCAACTAGAAGCGAGTAGAGATATACTAGATAGAGTAGGTCTACGAGCACCTGAACGAGTACAACATCAAGTCGATGGAAACCTGAAGGTATCGATTGATCTCAGTTAGGAAAACGAGATAGAATAGTTGCTGTACTACGAGGGGGTGGGGTTTAAAAACACAACGTATAACTACTGTGTGAACCCCTACACGCAATAGAGTGGAAAAAAAGCACATAAGAATGTGCATTGAAAATATATTTACTTCGTATAAAGTAAAAGTCTGACTTAAGTAGCTCTGATCTGGTTAAGATCGATAGCTCCTAGTACTAGGCAGATAAAAGGAAAGTAATGGCTAAAAAAAGCACAGTAAATAAGGCTGGTAACTATACTAAGCCTGGTATGAGAAAAAAAATGTTTCAATCCATTAAAGCTTCAAGTGTTCAAGGAACATCTGCTGGACAATGGTCTGCAAGAAAAGCACAGCTATTAGCAAAAAGATATAAAGCTGCTGGTGGTGGATATAAGTAATGGCTCTTGCAAGATCACAGCAATCGCTAAAAGCATGGGGAAAACAAAAATGGAGAACTAAGTCTGGCAAGAAGTCATCTGAAACAGGCGAAAGATATTTACCAAGTGCTGCTATTAAAGCTTTATCTAATAGTGAGTATGCTAGAACTACTGCTGCTAAAAGAAAAACAAAGAAAAAAGGTAAACAAGTGTCTAAACAACCTAAAGGTATAGCAGCCAAAGTTAAGAAATATAGGAGTTTCTAATGGCAACTCCAGCATGGCAAAGAAAAGAAGGTAAAAACCCTAAAGGTGGATTAAATGCCAAAGGTAGAGCTAGTTACAATCGTGAAACTGGTGGTAACTTAAAAGCTCCTACAAAAAAAAAAGGAAGTAAAAGAAGAAAGTCTTTTTGTGCTAGAATGAAAGGCATGAGAAAAAGACAAAAACCTAGTAACAATACTGGTCAAGATAGATTATCTAAATCATTGAGAGCATGGGATTGCTAATCTGTGCATTGAAAAAAATTTTTAATTCTTTTATAGTTTAAAGTTCACCCAAATTACTATAAACAAAAAGGAATGAAAATGACTATAGATGCTCTTATGCAAGATGTGCAATTATTAAAAGACGAAATAAAAGATGTTAAAGATATTAATAAGGTTCTAATCACTAAGTTAGAAAAAGCTTATGGAGATAGAGTAGAATTAAGAGCAGAAAATTTTAACATGAAAGATCAACTGAAAGGAGTTGCAAATGCCTAAAGTAGGAAAAAAAACATACAGCTATACAAAAGCTGGTATGAAGAAAGCAAAAGCTGAAGCAAAAAAAACTGGAGGAAAAGTTGTCAAGCAAAGCAAAGGTAAAAGGAACTAGAATAGAAAATGAAATAGTAGCTCTCTATAAGAAAGAGGGTTATGATGCTTACAGACAGCCAATGTCAGGAGCTATTGTTGGTTTTCCTCATGATGTAATTGTAAAAGATTTGCATGAGGGAACAAATATAGAAGTTAAAGCTCGTAAAAATGGCGAAGGATTTACTCAATTAGAAAGATGGAAAGGTAACTCTGATATTTTAATATTGAAAAGAGATAGAACTTCCCCTATGGTAGTCATGGATTGGGAGTTATACAAACAGTATTTACATGACATTAGACCAGAACAAACCGAAGGAGAAGAAGCTCACACAACAAGAGCTAGACCTAAAGAAATTAAAAGAAAAATACGGAACAGTGGGTGGCAAACTGGACACATTAAAGCCAAATTCCCAAAACAGACATTTCGATATAAGCCTACAAGACAGAAGAAGATTGAGGAAAGTAGTTAAAGCAGTACACTTTAAACATTATCCAACTCATATGGTTACTGATAAAGAAGCAGATAAATTAATAGAAGCTCTTGGTCCTAAAGTCGCTGAAGATATGATTGCTAAATATATTCAGTTGGGCGACATTGACTGATTTTGTATTTAAACCAGATGGTCAAGTCCTAAAAGATTTTATGAAGTCTGATGACTTCTTTCGTGGACTACGAGGACCAGTTGGTTCAGGTAAATCAGTTGCTTGTTGTGTAGAAATATTTAGACGAGCCTTAGCTCAAGAAAAAGGTAAGGA